ACGCTGATGCGACTGGTAAGGCTTCTAGCACCGCAGGTGCTGGTGTAATTCTCGGTCGTGCAATGGATGTGATCGGTACCGCTGGTGCTGGTCAGTATATCCGGGTCAAACTCGGTAACGAAGCTGGAGCGTAATTAACTATGATGAATCTAGATCAAGTTCGCGTGGTAGATCCTATCCTTACGCAAATTGCGCAAGGGTACCGTAATGCAGATGGAGTTGCCACTTTTTTTGCTCCAGTTGTAAGTATGAATGTGCGTGCCGGTCGCGCACTTACGTTCGGTAAAGAGGCGTTTGCCGCACAATCTTTCCTCCGTGCTCCTGGAACCAATATCCAAAAAGTGTCCAACGAATTCGGAACTAGGAGCTTCTCGCTTCGCCAAGAAGCTATTAGCTGGGAGATTGCTGAGGAAGTTGCTGCTGAAGCTAAGAATGGTGCTGCTGCTATCGATCTACGTGCTTATGCCGCTAAAGATGCCGCAAACCGCCTGATGCAGTCATTCGAAGTATATGTGGCTGAGAAGGTACAGGACATTACCCAGTACGAATCTGGTAACGTTCTCGACCTCGCTACTTATAACTCTGGTGCTGATCAGTTCAATAGTCCTACCGCTGACGTTGAGGTACTTATTGATGACATGAAGGAGCAAGTTCGCTCCCAGTGCTCTGTGTACCCTAACAAGATGGTACTGAGCCCGGATGCTTTTAATGCTCTAAAACGCAACAAGAGAATCCGTGATTTTATGCAGCGCGGTGTGCTAATCAACGAAAAGAGTTTGGCAGAAATTTTTGGTCTTTCCGAGATTCGTGTAGCACGCCGTCTGAAGCTCAATCAGGAGACTGGTGCCCTTGAAAATATCTACGACAACGTAGCTATCCTTTTCTACCATCCTTCAGAAGCAACTGACGGATTTACCCCGGCTCTTGATGCCAACTATGGTAATCCGGCCTTTGCTTATACCTATCAGCTCAGCGGATTTCCGATTGCCGTTCCTGAGCGATTTAATCTTGACCGCCGTACCTTTACTGGAGACATTTTGGTCGAACGTGAATTCCAACTGGTCGGTCTTGGTGAAACTTCTAGAGCAGGTGCCGGTGCAGTGTTCCTAAATCCGGTTAATAAATCCTGAAGTATTCTACTTGAATAAGTATAGCCCGCTTACACAGCGGGCTTTTTTTTTAGTTTTTCTTTTCTTCTCTAAATTGCTTTACTGTTTTATTTTTGTTATCTAGAAGCACCCACTTCTTATGTGAAAAGGCCTTACCATTAGTTACTAGATATAGACTAGACTTTACTAGAGACATGTCTGAGTAAAGCTCAGCTAATTCATTCACAGTCTTATTTAAGACTTCTCCTACGTCTGGGTGATACCAGCTAAACTTTTTATTTTTACCTCTGCCTCTAGGTTCTCTAGGTCCAGTATCTCTGTCGTAATATCTCCATCCTTTATGCTGGTTGCCAAATCCCATAGCCACTCTGTTAAGAGTACTATTATCTAGTCTCTGATCCTGAAAATTAGAAGACAACTCTGAGGCTGTTTTGTTTAAAACTATTCCGTGGTCAGGGTGATACCAGTCATATGGTTGATAGCAGTTGTTTGAATCTTCTGATACCATGCTCCACCCCTTAAAGCCAGAAACCTTATTTTTAGCTACTTGGGACAACCCTGAATAAGTTAATTTTTGCTCTGGGAACATTTTTGCTAACTCTGAAATGGAAACTTTTTCAACAATTCCATGATCTCTGTGGTACCAAGTTCTTAAGATATTATTATTTCTTCTGTGAACAATGTCTTTATCCTCTAATAAAATCCAACCTTTGTGCTTTTTCTTTTCTCCCCTATAAACTGAATCTAAACACCTGGTATTTAAGTTAAGATCTGGAAACATCTCTGCAAGCTCCCTAGAGGATTTTTGTAATACTTCTCCGTGCTCAGGGTGATACCAATCTTTGGGAGTATAATTATAATTATTTTTACCTTTTCTAGACTCTGATTGCTTTCTTCTGGTCTCTTTGGACACTATAGCCCCTGAAGATCCTTCACCTCCGTCCGATTTATTGTATAGCAACCCCTCTTCTGGATACAAGTCTTTTCTCTTATATTTAGCAATAAGCTCCATCTCTATACTAAAAGCAGTTTTTTCATCGATATTTTCATGCAAAATTACTATCCTACTTTTATCGGAGGGTTTTTTGCAAGGTTTACCTAAATTAGTGTAGGGCCTCTCGGGCCTTCCCTTCCCGATATAATACGGAGTGCCATTTCTCCTCATGTACGCATACACCACGAAGTTCGTGTCAACAGAAGCGGTCTCAGACATACCAAAAATCCCACTACTAATGATCCTACCATATCTTTCACCTCCTCTGCGTTGAAAGCACTATAGAGGAAGCCACAAAACATGCCATACACCCCGCCTCGTGACGCATACGGTGTCGCAAACAACTGCGACCCAGCCACCGTCGACTACTTCATCGAGGTGTTTGGCTTCAATGAAGCACTGGAGCTATCGAGGCTAGAGGATCCCACCGCCAACACCATCAACTACCAACGCATCCAGGTTGCCCTCAACGACGCCGCGCAGCTTATAAATAATTTCATTGAGACTGCACCGCCACAAGGCAAACTCCTCATCGCGGGCTCGTATCGCCGTACGCAAGCGATCTTGGCTCGATGGTATCTCGACACCCTCCGTCCCCGACAACAGGTCGTAGATGCCGCAGAGGCGGCTCTGAAGCAGCTTGACCTCTGGTCAAGTAAAGCATCGCCTTCAGCCGGATTGAAGTGGCAAGAAGCATACCGGTACTGGGCGGGCGCCTGTGCGATGACGATGTCGAATACGCAGAGAGATAGAGCCTTTACGCCGGCGTCGTTGTCGAGGTGGGAGCAGCGGTGGGGAACCAACAATCGCTGGTCTCCTTATGTCCGCAAGGGCGCATTGGTTGCTGACAATGTCACACCGAGGCAGCCCAGTGGCTCTCTGGATCGTCAGAATGTCACGTTGATTGGTGACAGTACGTTGGCGGTTAACACGCTCTTCGATGACCTCGAGACCACACGCGACGTCGCGTCGTTTGCCGATACGCAAGCCGCTGCGACTCCGGAAGAGGGCGATGTATTGGTGATCGAAAACACCGATGGCGATATGACGACGGGCGGCCTACAGGAAGCGGATAGCTTCTAGGCTAATACTTACTAAAAAGGGGGATTCAAACGATGATTAGTGGCGATGAGAACCAAACATACGGATACGATCCGCTGAATCCGGGTATGCCGGGAGGATCAGGGTCGGTGGTAGTTATCCCGAGCAATGGAACCACGGAGTGCGGCTACAATGTGAGTGGGCTGCAGGGGCTAACGCACAGCAGCTTCGGTGTTTTCCCGGACTCTACTCCCTACAAGCAAAGTGCGAGTGAACTGAGGCAATATATTATCAATCTCGAGGCGACAAGGCGCCTGCGCGACCTCGCTGATGTGAATTTTACCCGTTCCCCTGTGCCCGGCGACATCATGGCATACAACTACACCACCGGCCTTTGGGAACTCCTAGATTTTGTGTCAGGCGGAGAGTTCTAAACGTTCGAAGTAACCCTCGTCGGTAGAATAGTAGACATTCCGAAGTCCGGACTCACTAATGGCGAGTTGACACACCGCGCAAGGCTTAGACAAGCAGAGGTCCCCTGACCTGTTTACACGACCCACAACCAACGTGTCGGCAGGCCGGTCGCCAGCCCGTATCAGTGCTCGGATTTCGGCATGTAGTGAAACGCGATAAGGTTCTCCGGCTTGCGTGGCAAGACGGGACTGATAAGGGTGCGTTTTACCCTCGAGGTTGGTTGCCGAGCAGACGATACGGCCCTTCCGCAACAATACGCAGCCTACTCGGTGCGAGGAGGGAGAGGACGAGGCGAGGCTGTGGATGAGCTTCTCGATACGGCTGCTTACCATCGCGAAAACAAATCTCTCACCATCTGTTTAAGGCGCGATAACTTCCTCTGGTGCTTTTCCGCCTTCCGAATCACCTTTTGCGCCTCAGCGCGGCTCGTCGCGGTCTCGGCCTGCATCATGCGCTGCAGGAGACGACGACTATGGTGCTGAATTGATTTCATAGCCGGCCTGCCACGTTCATGCAAATCTCCCCCCATTCTAAGATATCTCGATCTTTGAAGTACTTCGAGGTGGGGACCTCCCGATCCAGGACTACTTCACCCGTCTCAGTATCTGTCATGCGCAGGATACCGTAAGCGTCCGTCTGCCTGAGCACATAACACTCATATTTTCCGTCCAGAGTGTTCTGCCAAATGATGTTGGGGTTCGACATGATTGAATTTGTGTCCTAGAAGTGCTTTCAACAGGAATCTGGCCATTACAAGGCCCAGGAGCATCGCTGCCACGTAGTTGAGAGTCAGGAGAATGGTCGCAAGCACGTATGCTAGCACACTAGGGGGCATTGCGTTGAAAGCATTGTATGGGTGTGTCTGAATTCTAACACAATGCTCCTGGAGATTGAGAACCAACTCTATCGACGTGTACACTCGACCCTTGGGCAGAGTGCGGTTGTTCTGCGCTTAGCGGAGGAGCTGGATCAGTCTGGGCGGGTTGCCGAACAGGCCATGATCGTTGTAGCGTTTACGAGTGGCGGTACGACAAACCCAATGAAAGGGGCATATATACCTACCGTCCGCACCCGATCGCTCACGTACACCCTGACCCTCGTCCAGAAACAGACACAGCGCGAAGGTCACTCGTTCTGCCTACCTATTCTCGATCTTCTCGCTGATAGCATAACGGGATGGGTTCCTGAAATTCCAGGACTTGAGTTTTTAACCGGCTTCGAGTTAACCTCAGAGAAGTTCGTACAGCTAACTAGAGAGGCGGCGCAATTCATCTACGATCAGACTTATACGATAGAGATTTCTATACCCGATGGTCGTTTTTACTCGCAGCCCTGCGCAGCGTTCGATCCGGTCCAGGTGGGTGATTTCTTGCCCGTACGAAAGTGCCTGGTAACCCCCGGAGCTGATAGTCGTCAGACCGGCCTGGCTGTGTGGCGTCGCACCGTGGGTGTGGGAGAGGTTCAGAGGTATGTTGTCGAAGACAACAGGTGCGGGAGATTGATTGGCGATAATCTCAGCGTACAATGTACGGGCGAAGAGGGGTCGGGTAATGCAACGTATGTGTTCGTACCGATTACGGCGATCAGACCTGACGGCACTGTGGACAACAGTAAAATGGTGACCGGAACCCTAACAGATGTTTGGAAATGCACGAGAGAGGGGGCGAAGTCGAGCAAAGATTATCCGGACTGGTTCAAATTAAACATAGATGCGGGACTTTGGAGAAACAGTGTAGAAACAGTCCCTAACACCGAGCCAGAGACATCGAGTTATCAACCCCTAACTATCGGAATGAATAAGGTGTACAATGAGAAGCCGGCCACATAGCCTTTCTCATTCACCCACTACCACGCCCCCTCACCATGGAAACCGCTTTCATCGAAGCCCTTACGGCCCAATACAACCTCGCCGGTGCTGCACAGCTAGCCCACTGGAATTCCGTCGGCGAAAACTTCTACGAGTATCACCTTCTCTTCATGCGCATCTATGAGACCGCAGAGGAGAAAATCGATACGCTTGCCGAGCAGGCTCGAGGGAAAGGGATTGAGATTCCAGCTAAGATCTTTAACAGCGTTCCGGAAATTGAGTGGGACGACTGCGTTGATCTCGCTAAAGAGATCTTGAAGCTGGTCGACGACCTCTGCGATGCGTTGAATGATCTACACGAAGAATGCGATAAGAAGAACGAGTATGGTATTTTGAATGTTGTCGAGGACATTATGTCCGACTGCAATACGATGAAATATTTACTCGGTTCGATTGTTAACAAAATCTGAACAAAAAGGAGGGCGTATAGCCCTCCTGCTCAGCTTAGCTGAGTCTCGTATAGCACACCTCGGCTACCCCAGACGACGGAGATGCGATCCTGGAGAACGAGCCGTGAGAAAGATCAAGGATACGTCCTCCGTGATACGGACCGCGATCCGTGACCCGAACTACTACCGACCTGCCGTTGTTCTGGTTGGTGACCCGGAGACGGGTACCAAACGGAAGCGAACGGTGAGCGGTGATGTTAGCTCCGGGGTCCATGGGCTGGCCATTGGCCATTGTCCGCCAAGCATAGGAGTCCCCCTTCCCATAAAACGAGGCCATACCGCAACGAGTTGCGGCGGAGACGTTGCTGGGCAGAACAGTGGCGAGGGCCAGAGATGTGAGTGCGAGAGCTTTGAGCATTTTGCTTTTGCAGGGAACAACAGCGGTATCGCTGCGACAAGGTAGGAGCACGAGTGTTCCCAGTACCCTTGTCCGGATAAGGCTGTGACACCCGTCAAGACGAACGGGTCCGAAAAGACGGATGGTTAGCAAGAAGGGGAGGTTTCCCTCCCCGAGATACCTGCTTGAGGCAATGTTAGCATGGGCCGTAGGCCTGTGTCAAGGGGTCCGGTTGGCTTCGGTGATGGGCAGAGGGACGATACCGTCTGTGGGAACGTAGACGATGGTTTTCTCACCTCCCTTGCCTTCAGTATCCTGAAGACCAATCAGGTAGAGGTATTTGAGGTAACTTTCGTTATCCTTGAGCGAATTACCAATGATTTCATTGGCTTTCGCAACCCCCTTGGCCCTCTCTACCTCTGCTTCAGCCTCTAGCGTCGCAGACTCTCGCTTGGCCTTAGCCTCCAGAACCCGCACCTGCCTCGTGCTCTCCGCCTCCATCAATGCGGCTTTGCCCGCAAGGGTGCGGTTATACACACCGAGTTGCGGGAGACCCCAAAGTACGAAGGCGAGAATAGCCACAGCGCCGATAGTCAGCGCGATCGTCGTTCCTTGATTGTTCTTCATGCGTCTCGCTCCGCGATGCAGGTGAATACGCCACGCATGGCGTTGTCGAGAAGGGCGATGGACTCCCGACTAGACATCTCGCCATCCGTCCCCAAGATGTTGTAGAGGAGACGGAGAGGCTCTAGACGTTCGTCTTCGTTGTCAAGGCCGATCGCAGCGATAAACCCCTCGAGGTAATCAATGTCTTGGTCGTCACAGATCTCGAGGATCTCTTTGACCTCCTCGCCTTCCTGCAGGCAATCCTGCACAAGGTCCGGTGCTACTGCTGTTGTCACTCCGGTTCACGGCGACGTTTACGAAGTGATTCTAGCACGGGAACGAGGCTTGTGATCGTATGTGCGCGGCCATCCGGCTCACGAAGAGGCTGAGATACGGTCACCGTGCTCGCCGTAGCCGCCTTCCTGAAGATCTTATCGATCTCGATGCTGCTGAACCAGGCGTTAGCGTGAGGCATTTCACAGATCCCGTAGTTGTATCGCAACCAAGCCCAGGACCAGAGGTGGGCAACCTGATACAGTGCGGCGACAACATCCGCATCGGATTCTCGACACATATACAACACACTATCGTGAACCGACATACAAAAGCGGACATCGCGGACGTTGTATGTGCTGGTAAGGTACTCCATCGCTGTGAGAAACGCATGTAACATCGCACTGCCGGTCGACTGAATGACCCAGTTGTTCCGCATCGTGAAGAAATCGGTCCCGACGGATTTGGGTCTAAACGCCGTTGACATCTTGGTGCCGCTTAGGGGATTGCAGGGCACATCGCTATTCGCAATCCTGGCCATCTCGTTGTAGGCGAAGGAATCGGATCCGTCGACGTAGTTGGGGGAATCCGGATTAGCTTTCTTGCCCTTCTTCGTCTTGATGAGCTTCCTGCCCATCTTCTCCGCATCCTTTATGCTGATGGATTTGTTACCCTTCCGTATAGTGGCGGCTAGGGTTTTTACGCCCGACCCGTACAACATACCATAATTACATCCCTTCGCGATAGACCGAGAAATGCCAATCGTCTTCGCTGTCATACTATGCATATCAGTGCCATCTTCCTTCGATCCGGCCAGCACGCTATGTCCAAACTGCGTACTGCCAGCAATCCGGTGCTCGGAGTCAGCGAAAATGCTAGCCACCACGGATTCTTGTCCATCGTAATCCGAGGATACGAATGTCCAAGGCGATTCGAGTTGGACGCGTGTCTTCACCTCAGTGCCGATTTTGTCGGGCTTCGGATCCGGCACCGTAAGCCAAAGGTGTTCGCCAGCCCGATTTGTGGCGGTGTTGTGAGGGATCGTCTGGGGGACGATGATCGGCATATCGGGCTGATCGAGGGCTGGGGTTGGCAACTGTTCCTTTACCCTACTCCGCACCGAGGTCCAGTAGCTTACCTTCACCGCCAACTTGATTAGCTCTTGGGCCTGTGGCAGATCGCTAGAGAGTACGCCTGACTCGAATTCATCGAGATAATCTTTGGACAACACGCCCCCCACATTGATCCCCTCGCCATTAGGATGTGGAACCCGCACATACTCCGACTTCTCTGTGTCGAGATAGGTCCAGCCAATCTCAGAGCTATAGACGAGGGGTTGGCCGTTCCAACGTAGGCGGAGCAAGATATGGCTCAGTCGACTCTTCGTGGTGATGGGCTCGAGAACAATGCGGCCCAACTCCTTATCGTTCTTCGCATTCTTCCTATACCACATCGGAATTCCATACCACACCGATTTGGGTTTACCATCCTTCTTCAAAGCGAAGTTGGCTGTCCAGTCGAGCTGAGACAACCAGGGATCTGATTCCACATCGATGTCGTCGTTCTTCCAGTCCTCGAGGAGTTGCTGAGCGATCTCGCTCAGAAGTTCGTCTTGACGATTAATCGATTCGGTCCAGACTTTCTCGCAGTTTTCAACCCAATACCGCCAGTCCGGGGTGACCGGCAACACCGAGGAGGTTTGGGCGAAATGGCCATACAACGTGGTGAGAGATGGGTTAGATTGGAGGTATTTAAGGACGAGGATGGCGTAGGTGTCGAAGGTCACCTTGACATCTCGGAGGGCGTAAGCGACTAGATCAGTACGATTGGGGACAAAATCGGCCATTGATTCGGCCACAACGAAGAGATTTCGGGTCTTCTTAGTTTCCTTTTCCAAGGGGAAAAGAGGTTGGCAGTGGAAGTTATACACGTCGACCAGATTGTTCATACTGCCCTTATCGATCCAACCGGGCATCGATTTGAACTTGCTATTGTTGTCCTGCGTATACCAGAACCGTTGTTCTGAGGCCAACCCCGACACATTGATGTGAGCCGACATCGTATCGAACCAGAGATTGCCGAAGGGCTCGGTAGGGTGAAACGGATCGTGCCGCAGGTAGTAGGCCTCTAGGGTGCGTTGACGGTCAAACCCCACATTGTGGGCGATGAAGAGGGTGTTTGTAGTGCCTGTGGGCACGAAGCAGGGCGTATAGAGTATAGACGGATCAACGAAGCTCTCATGCATCCAGATCCAATACGAATCCGCCGACACTGCTGTGGCAAGGATAGGGTGACCGAAGTCTGACCCCCTCACGAACGTCTCACAGTCGAATACGGCGATGTCAATGCCGGACAGATCGGTGTCGGTCGTTACCGTCCACTCACCGCTGTCGCTCCACGCGTAGCGTGTCCAGCCCTCCTTATATACAACTTCGGTAGGGGGCTCGGGCACCTCGATGTCAGCGAACTCTTTGAGGAGTTTGGCTTTGTCGCCAAGGATCTGCTGGCTGATATTCCCAAAGTGCTCGCTGATGTTATCACCCTCCAGAGGAGGGAGGTAGAAATCTGGGAGTTCTTCGAAGGTCTTGGGGTTTTTGATGGGGAACTGAACACCGAACCTCTCCATCTCGTCCATGATGGACGGCACGGAGCTGAGAGGCGGAGCGTAGGAGTCCACCGCAGAGTTACCAAACGCCCTCCTGGTCATTTCAGGGCTCAGGACGGAGTATCCGAGCGGGTTGTGATGCGTCATGGGGTCTCCCGGGTCAGCGGTTTCGATTTTACCAGAGGCTCTAGCCATTCGACAAGCCCAGGCTCGGTCAGGGCTTCGAAGAAATGTGGGTTTTGAGAGATTAGGTTGGCTAGTTCGGGGGATACGAGAGCCGTCTCATGGCCTTTAACTTTACTCTTGGCATATTCCTCATACATCAACAATGCCCTCGACCACACCATCTTCGTGTCCTCTAGATCGAGGAGAGCTGCCACCTTCTCCAACCTCCTATGTACCTCTTCGGTGTAGTTGATGCCGTGGGGCATATCGGGCTTCTTTGCCATGTTACAAAAGAACCCATGAGATTGCTGCAGAGCCCCAGAAGATTAGGTAGTATACGGGAGAAATGGTCCCATTAATCAAAAGAACGGTCATTGCTGTAGCTGAGACAATGGCTATGACACGGGCTAAGTATAAGTACTTATTAATGGCTTGCTTGGACATAGAGGGGGGAGCAGACCTATTAATAATATACCACCATCTCGTCCCGATCGGTGTAGTACACGCCCGTGGCCTCGAGGCTCGTCGCATCGATGATGTTGACGTTCTGATGGCGGTACGGTAAACCGTAATGTCCGAAGAAGTAGAGGTAGTTCGGGTCGATGTGGTGTGTTGACAGATCCGCGTCCCTGAACCAGGCGTAGCCCGGCCCGTAGAGAGTTGTGTCGCGATGGACGCCTTGACCCTCATGGGGATAATACGCATGCGCGAGGCGATACTTCCCCTCGACCTCCAGGCTGAGAGGGGCGTTAGCCAAAATCGATATGTACTTGATACGTTCGGAGAGTGGAAGCTCACGCAAACACTGAAGTGTATAGCGAAGTTCTTTTTTCTTGATCTCCCTATCGGGTAAGACTAGAGAGTTTAGGACGTAGTTTTCGTTGTTCCCAAGAATTAGCGTACCCCGATCCTCCAGCATCAACGAATTGATGATCTGCAAGACTTTAATCGGACTGCAGCGTTTGTTATGCCGGAAGTAAGGCTTAAAATGGATCGTGTCCCCTAGGAATACATACTGGTAATGTTTGTCCGGGTCACGCTCCAGGATAGTCCGGAGCAGATTGACCCGGCCGTGCAGATCACCGACAAATGCGTAGGGCCTTACACATCGTACATCTTCGCTTCCGCTGCCCATGGGTTCTTCTCGCAATACAGCTTAAAAGCTTTGGACGTACTATGCAAAACCATCTTAGCAAGAATCATGGCGATTCGGTCATCGTAGGACAAAGTCAGATTAGCATGCAATCTCTCGAATCTGCTACAAATGGCTCGGATCGCCTCGATATGTCTCGAATCCACCACACAGCGTAGTATCCGGGGAAATCTACGATTGTGTGGAGAATCTGACATAAGCGCCCCTCATACCTGACGACTCGGTGTCGCATGATTATGATCCGGAGGGGGTTGCGGTAAAATATAGTCAAATACGCGAAACTGGCTTAGGATAAATGTGATGCCAATTACAATCCCGGCCAGTAACCATCTATTCTTCTTTAGACCGTCGATTTCCGAAAAATTGGTATCGATGCGGTCGCTTAGTTCTTTTTCCGTCTTCTCGATAAGTTTGATCAGTGTGCTCTCTGCCTCCGATGCTCGATCAATCCGTTCTTCGTGACGAATTAAGATCTGCGATATATTGGTGTTCGATTCTGAGATTTTCTCCACGGCTTGCTCGAGTTTACTGAGCATCTGCTTGCTAATCTCTTCGTAAGCCTGTAACTTTTCTTCCAAAACCGAGACCCTGACGTTGTAGGGAGAGTTGTTATTTAACATAGTCAGGAGAATCCGTCAAACACTGCTGCTACAGTGCTTTCAAC